GTAGTGCTATAGTCACCATTATTCCAATTATCAAAGTGTGGATTATAATATCCACCAGAAACTGTTTTGGAAATAATATTTAAATTTGTATTGCTTGGGGAAGTGAAATTATGAAAACTAGTATCTCTATCCAAAGATGACATAATCATGTCATTAATTGTTTGAGAAAACTGTGGGTTATTTAATTCTACATTACTTTTAACACTTCTAGTTCCTCCACCACTATACAAACCATCATTCCAAAAATTATGTTGATTTGACTCATTAATTATATCATGAACTACTTTTAATTGCTCATGATCCAATACTCTTCTCACATAATAATGTTTCATACAAACCAAGTAATAATTGAATATCTAGTTCCTTTTTGTACTGGCATTACCTCATGAGGGTACATAAAGTTTGATGGGAACATAATTACAGATCCAACTCCAGTTCTCATTATTATTTCTTTATCAAAGAAAGCGAATTCACCACCTTCATAATCTTCATTTAATTGAATAGAGCAAGAAACTGATCTTTGTTCTGCTTTAAATGAATCTGTATGTTGAGTATAGTACTGACCTTCTTGATATCTTAAAAGTTGATATCCAGTATCAATTTCAACATTAAACAATGGATGTTTCTCCTTATATTGCTCCATTGCCTCCATCATACATTTATGAATTCTCTCATCAATAGATCTTCTAATTTCTTCATTCCTAGAAATGCTGTTATGATCTGAAGTTAAAATTTGGTCACAATTTCTGGAATTTTTATGTTCGATTCCTCCACCAACAAGAGCAGGAGCCCATTCATCACAATGTTTATACTCTTCTAAAATTTCTTGACAAAAATGTTTAGGTAGGATATTATCAAACACATGAATATAATCTTCTAATCTAGTCCTTGATTGTGGAACTATTAGTGTAGGGGTTGAGATTTTTTCTTCTTTTTTCTCAATAACTTGGTTCATTTTTTTATCCTCTTTGTTGTCATTTTCTTTCTTTTTATCAAAATAGGCATAAGAACAATCACCTCTACTTCTTACATAATGTAAAAATACTTGAGTGTAATAATCTCCATCATAAGTATCTCTCCAGTGATCTGCAATCTTCCCAAGATACATCATTGCATCTCCTGGATTTAGAGTTACAGATCTTTCTTCACCTGATGGAGTTTGTATAGAAATAGGCCAAGGTTTATCTCCATTCAGATGAAGAGTTAAAGATATTTCACAAGCATCTCTATCTCTATGTCTTTCTAGAACACTTCCATTGAAATAAACTCTAGAATAAACATATGTAGGTAAAACTGTTTCTTCTAAAATTGAAGAAATTTCTTGAGTTTTTTCTGTTAATAACTCAAGAAAAGAAATATAATTATAATCTGAATATGAATTAGGTGCTTGAGGATCACCAGTTAAATTTTTATTTTTACAATAATGTTTAAATTCTTCTGCAAGTTCTATTGCTCTATATGAAGAAATAAAATTGGGTATAACAATATAGTTATTCTGTGACAGTTTGGAATTCATTTTATTGAAAAATAATTAAAAGTATAACATATTTTGATTTGAAATTCAATCTTTGGTTGCAAGAATTACATCTCTATAATAAACTGCAAAGGGTTGGGCATCAAATGTAACTCCATGTGCATGAGGAGATTCTGTAATAGTGTGAAGATGATCTTGACCTGATACTGTGTGACTGTGAGCAACTGCAGTTAATGAGTGGGTATGTTGCACACCCCCACCACCAGCAGCTGCTGTACCTGCAGCACTAGCTCTAACAGCTCTTGATGCAGTTGGTGTTGGAGCATTAGTTCTATTCACATCGGGGTTATATTGATATCCATGAGTATGTGGTCCAGGAGTAGCTAAAGCATTACCTAATGTTATAGGAGGAGTGGAACTTTGAGTTGATATATTTGCTGGTCCAGGAGCAAATTGATACCCAGTTTGTCTGCCATCAGTTGCTGGAGTAGTTAAAGTTCTAGATGCTGATAAAACAGTAGAAAAACTAGAAGATGCACTAGTTGTAGTCACTGGACCATTGACTATTCTTAATGATTTATCATTATGAGTGGAACTTTTAGTCCAACTTGTAGGAGCAGAAGTGCTTTCAAACACCATTACAGTTCCAGATGGAATAAAATCTGGAATGTAAAGACAATTAGTTAGAGAAGATCCTTGAAGTATTGCCATGATAATTAATTCTTTGTTGCAATGATTACATCTACATAATTGATACTAAAGTCATACGACCCACTGTATGCATGAAGATGATTTCCTTGTGCTGTTGGACTGGAGTTATGGGAATGAGCAGATACTGAAATTCCATGAGTGTGTGGTGCAGATATTGGGTGAGTATGCCCAGATGCTGCCACACTTGGTGCGCCTGTTGTTCCTGCAGTTTGGTTAGAACTAGATACACTTACTGCTGGAGCTACATTAGTAGATATTGTGGTTGAAGCTTGATATCTAGGAAATGGATGAGTATGTGGAGGAGTTTGTTGTGTGGACAATGTTGTTGATTGAGTAGCAAAAGGATACCCATCTGCACCCCCTGTTACTGGAGATGCTAAAGTAACCGATGTTTGTGTAATTTGAGTTCCTATTATGTTTTGAGATCCAGTATTTTGAGGTCCAACTGATCTACTTGCAAAAGTTTGAGTAAATGGTAAACTGCCCCCAGTTGTAATAGGAGTTCCATTAGGTGCTCCAATTACTCTTAATCCAATATTATTAACACCTGCTGATGTATCTTTTGTCCAAGGTGTAGGAGCGTTGGACTGATGAAAAATCATAATAGATGGATTTGATGGAGTATCTCCAGATCCTCCAAGAAAACTTGGTATTGAACCACATCCAGTTAAACTATCTACTGTTAATACTGCCATTTTTTATCAATCCTTAGTTGCAATAACCATATCTACATAAGTTAAATTAAAATCAACACTTCCAGCGGAAAAGGTATGATCATGTGCCCCAGAAATTGCATGATTATGAGCAGGAGTTGCTGGGAATGGATGTCCATGTTGGTCTACAGAATGTAAGTGAGGTTGACCCCCTCCTGTTCCTCCATCTGTGGTAACAGTCTGAGCACTTTGAGCGAGCCCTAGAGCAGCTGCGACTCTTAAAGTAGTACTTCCTGGAGGATTGACTACTGGTGCAGGATGTGTGTGTGGTGATATTTCAGGGCTTGTAATGGGAGAAGCAACTGTGTTACCTTGAGAAAATAAAGTTTTTTCTAATGATAATGTTAAAGGTGCCTGCCCCACAGAACATCCATCAGTTGCTGGTTGAATGCCCCCACTATAAGGTCTAGTAGTAAAAACTTGATCCCAAATAAGACTTCCCCCAGGAGAAACAGTTCCATTCACAACTCTTAATGATCCAGCATTTACACTAGTATCTTTAGTCCAACTGACAGGAACAGTTGCCATCCTAAAAACCATTCTAGATTGAACTGAATCTGCAGCACCACCTAAAAAAGATGGTATAGAAGTACATCCAGTAAGTGAAGTAGCACCAAGGACTGCCATAAAATATCAATTCTCCAATAACTTATTCACAGTTTCTTGTAATTTATTTATTTGATCTTGTTGCTCTTTAATTGCTTCAATCAAGACTGCAACTATGTTTGCATAAGCAACAGATTTGGTTCCATCATTTTCACAAACAACTTCAGGAATAATTTCTTCCACTTCTTGTGCAACTACACCAATATGATGACCTCCAATATCTATACGATCATATTCAACACCACGAAGACTTAATACCTTTTCTAATGAATTAGTAAGAGTTTTAATATTTGTCTTCAGTTTTATATCAGAGTTTGCAGTGACAGTTCCACCAGCAGTGAAATTACCTGTAGATGGATTAAATGTAAGTTTTGTGGAAGATACATTAACTGCGCTTACTGTCCCAGAAGTAGCATCATCAAATAAAATATATCTTGTGGCATTAGTTGAAGTATCATCAGATACAGTTAAAGAAGATCCAGCACCTTGAGCACCTTGAGCACCTTGATCACCTTGAGCACCTTGAATTCCAGTACCTGTATCTCCCTGTGCTCCTGTTGCTCCCTGTGCTCCTGTTGCTCCCTGTGCTCCTGTTGCTCCCTGTGCTCCTGTTGCTCCCTGTGCTCCTGTTGCTCCCTGTGCTCCTGTATCCCCCTGAGCACCTTGAGCACCTGTTGCACCTTGAGCACCTTGAGGACCTGTTCCTTGAGCACCTGTATCTCCTTGAGCACCTGTTGCTCCTTGAGCACCTGTTGCACCTTGAGCACCTTGAGGACCTGTTCCTTGAGCACCTGTGTCTCCTTGAGCACCAGTATCTCCCTGTGCTCCTATTGCACCTTGAGCACCTTGAGGACCTACATCTCCTTGGAAACCTTGAGCACCTTGAAGACCTGTATCTCCCTGTGCTCCTGCTGCACCTTGTGCTCCTGTTACCCCTTGTGCACCTTGAAGACCTATATCTCCTTGAGCACCTGCTGCACCCTGAGAACCTGTATCTCCTTGTGCACCTTGGAGACCTACATCTCCTTGAAAACCCTGAGCACCCGCTGCACCTTGAGCACCTGTTGCTCCTTGTGCTCCTGTTGCTCCTTGAGCACCTTGAAGACCGGTATCTCCTTGGGCACCTTGAGCACCTGTTGCACCTTGTGATCCTGTTGCTCCCTGAGATCCTGTTGCACCCTGTGCTCCTGTATCTCCTTGTGCACCTTGAGAACCAGTATCTCCTTGTGCTCCTGTTGCACCTTGTGCTCCTGTAACACCTTGGGCACCTGTTGAACCTTGAGCACCTTGAAGACCTATATCTCCTTGAGCACCTGTGTCTCCTTGAGCTCCTGTATTTCCTTGGGCACCTTGAGGTCCTATTATACCTTGTGCACCTTGAGATCCCTGATCACCTTGAGCACCTTGAGGACCATATTGATTTAATGAAACAACAGTGGTTCCTATACCAACACCTAGAGTATCTTGGCGAATGAACAACTTTCCATCATAATGGTTTATAGCTAATTCTCCAAGTCCCAATTGTTCTATTGTTGGGACTTTTCCTTGAACCAGAGAACGCTTTACTCTTACAACTGGATTAGTATTCATTCATCCTCATTGTTGGTATGTACCTTAAATCCAATATATATTGGACTTTTTAGTTATTTATGTAAAATCCTCAGGTTTTTTTCTAGTAGTTTTCTGACTTTCCAACTTCTGTACTTTAGAAATCAATTCACTGTTAGTAGATGACAAAGAATTAATTTTTGCTTCATAAACAATCACTTGATTTATCAGTTCAGATACCTTTTTCTGGTATGCTGCTAATATTGATTGATAATCTATGTCATTCATCAGAAGGTCCCAGCATCTACTGTAATATTTTGAAGAAATCTTTCTGCACCAGTACAGGAAATAACTTGGGAAGTTCCAGCACAATCAGTTACCCAAAGTGCTCCAATTTCAACAGCAGCATAAGCACTTGCTGTAAGAACATTATTTGCTTCAGAAACATCAGATGCAATACCAACTCTTCCTAAACTATCATCCCAATAAACTGCTGCTTTCTTAGCAGAACCACTATACCAGTTTAGCAGAACACCAATATCATAATTAAGATCTGATGTTGGAGGAATTAATTGGCCTGAACCATTGTCAATTAATCCAAGATCAATCAGAGGATCTTGAACTTTTAATGTATCTGTATTGACTTCTGTTGTTGTTCCTTGAACATATAAATCACCACTTACTACTAAGTTGCTAGCAATTCCAACATTACCTGTAGAGTTATTAATAGTAATTGATGAAGTTCCATCTGCTGCTTTTACTGCACCAGTCTTTACATCACCAGTAAATGCTCCATACTGTGTTGTAAAGGTATTTGTTCCTGGATTGTAGTAAATACCATCATCAGTATAAACAGTCTCATTAGTTGCAGAACCATTATTGGCATCTACAAAAGTCAGATGATAAGTTGCATTAGTATCACCTGCTGTTACAGTTTTTACTTGATCTGCAGAAGCAGCATTACCAGTAATTGATCCATTAAGAGTACCATAGAAATTAGTGGCACTAATTGAGGTATCAGACATTGTGATACCAGAACCAACAGCAAGACGAACACCATTCGCCATTGTTGTGGTCCCAATTGCCAATCCATAGTTAAATGCAAATGCATCAGTAGAAAATCCAAGAGTTCCAGTTTGGAACCACATCAACTGCTTGTAAGTATTTGGAAGTGTATTAATTCCAGAAACAGCAAATGAAGCTAGTGGACTTCCTACAGTAGATGCAATTGCTATACCACCATGATTTGCAGTGTCATCATTGGGGGATATTGCAGTGGTAAATCCGAGAATAATTTCTTTATTTTCAATAAAAACATCTTCACCCTTTAATGTAACTGTAGTTCCTCCAATAGTTACATTTCCATTAACATGTAAATCTCCACCAACATGAAGTGTTTTTTGTATTCCTGCACCACCATTGACTCTAAATGCGCCATTTTGAGGATTAGTAGAATCACTTGTATCAGATATAGTTGTAATTCCAAGTACTCTAAGACCAGCATCTGCAAGAATATCTCCATCAACCATTAAGGTTGAACTTATAGATGTAATGCCAAGAACTGAAAGTTCTTGAATTTCAGCATGTGCTTGAACATCAAGATTATTATTGGTAATTGTTAATCCATTGAATGTAGAAATTCCACTAACATAAATGTTTCCTCCAATATTAACTGATTTCTCAATTCCTACCCCACCTTCAATAATTACAGCACCATTATCTCTGCTAGTAGAATCTGTGGTATTTGAAAATGTTGCGATTCCAGAAGCATTTAAATTATCTAATTCAGTGTGCCCTGTGACATCTAATCCACCATTAGCATCAATTAATCCAGTTACTGTTGCAATACCAGACAGACTTAAATTCCTTGCTGTAATATCTTCTCCAACAATAGAAGCACCTCCAGTTACCTGAAGTCCACCAACATAAAGTTGATTATTAATATAAACATTACTTGTGGTAAATGTTGCTACTCCGACAAAAGTAGAAACACCAGAAACATTTAAATTGGTAACTGAAATATCATTATCTAAATTAATAGTAATTGTATTGTCAGTTACTGCAGTGTTTACATTAGTTCCACCAGTAAAGGTGATTGTTGAACCAGTGCTTACTGTATCTGGAGAACCAGAATCTGCTGCAATATTAAAATCACTTACTACAGCATCCCAAGATAGATCTCCAGTTGAATTAGTTTTCAGGAAATAACCATCTGTGATAGTTCCTGGGAATGTATAAGTTATTGCTGCACCTACTGATGCTGGTGCTGCAAGAGTAATAAAATCTGAACCACTTGTTGATTCTACAAGATTAACACCACTTCCACTGGAAGCAGTCTCTTTTTTCCAATATCTATGAGAACCAACAAACTTATTATTATTTGTTGTACTATCAATACCTACATAAAAATCAAATGAATCTGTTGTAAAGGCTGGTTCACCTGCTTTAAGACCTGGCAGATTTGATAAAGCACCTCTTTTTACCTGTAAGACTGGTGCTGGCATGATTTTTTCTGTTACTTTTTACTATTTATTAAAAAGTACCTGCATCCAAATCAATCTTATCATCCAAATCAACATCCAATCTTTCTAAGAATGTAGAAGCATACCCAACTAATCCAGGTTGTATTGTTTCTTCTCCTGCAGCATAATTTAAAACCTCATCAGGATTAACCATTTTAAATTTTTGTTGAGAAGAATCATATACCATTACATATTTGTCATTGGTATTTGAATCATCAAAATCTACTAGATCCTGAATTCTCATAATTTCTGTTGTGGTTGGTTGTACTTCTTGAATAGAAGGAGTTGTGAATTCTATGGTATATTGAGATGAGACTAATTCTACTTCTATATCCATTAGGTTGCAGTTCCTTTTACTATTACTGTACCTTCTACTACCTTATTGGTGATCCCACTATTAGTAGATAAAACATCATAAACATATCTACCTGGAGGAATGGTTTCGGTAATTGTACTTGCCATTCCTATATTAATAGTTCCAGTTGTTGTAGAAGCAATAGAAACTGTAAATGGATATGAATCAACTGCTCCAAAATGTTTTTTCAATTTGGATGAAAATGTATATCCAGAAAGATTTAATGCACCACCATCTAGTTTAATTTTCAGGGAAGTAGAAAATCTAGTTCCCTGATCAATTGTGAAATTGACTACTGGTACTGCCATTGGTTTTTTAATTATTTATTGTGACTCAAGATCAGTGATTTTATTTTGAAGTTCTTGAATTTGTGATTCTAAAACTTCAATTCTTTCTATAGATTCTTGCAGTGCTTTTGTTAATGGAGCAATGAATTCAGAATATCTAAGACCCTGTTCACTATCCGGATTTTCTAGATCAGTTAGTATCCATCCTGCAAAATCATTTACACCTTCTTTATCTATAGATTCCTTAACTTCCTGAGCAATGAATCCCCAGTGAGTTCTAACACCAGGAACATCTTGTACTATTGGATTTTCATTCTCATCAGATCCAATAACTATTCCACCACCAACTTTAAATTTATAAGAAACTGGTCTCAGAGATTTGATGAAAGAAGTGCCAAGAACACTAGTTTGAACTTCAGTCTTTTCTCTGATGTCAGATGTGTTTATTGTGCCAGTGGCAGCAAACACTGTTGCCCATCTATTGCCAGAACCTCCTAAATTATAAGTTCCATTAGTAGTTGGTCTAAAATTACTAGTTGTAAATACTGCTCTGGAAGTGGTTGTTCCATTGGCAAAGATTGTTAAATCACCAGTAGCTCTATGATTAGATGAAGTTAAATCTCCACTAACAGTTAAGTTGTTGTTGAAGGTGGAGTTTCCAGTAACAGTAATTCCGCCACCATTTACTGTAATTCCAGATGAACTTACTGTTAATCCATTAACAAATGTAACTGCATTATTAAATGTAGATCCTCCTGTTACAGTAATACCACCACCACTTACTGTAAATGCATTATTTGCAGTAATTGAAGATCCTTCTAATCTAACTGCTCCACCTTGAGATTTAAATACAAATGTCTTGGGAGTTGTTGTTCCCTCTATTGTGCCAAATGTAACTCCTGCGCCAGCAAATGACAACATAGTTGCACTTCCTGATGATATGGCATCATTTCTATTGAAATGTGCACATATATTACCACCCCTAGAGAAGAATGATAATGGAGTTGAAGTTCCTCTAGGTCTGAATGAAATTCCTAAATTTGTGTTCCCATCACCTGGATTGTTTATCTCACCTTCAGTTGTATTAACAGTAAGATCACCTACAAATCTGGTGTATCCTTCACCCCCATCAGGACTAATTACAATTCCTTTGTCAGTGTCTGCCCTATCTACAATACCAATTTTTCCAATAATATCTGAATTTCTTCTTAACTGAATCAGTGCTCCAAGTTCAGAACCAGTACTGATATTATTTCTGTTTATGCTTAATGGTGCAGAACCACTTCTAGAAATAGAAAGTCTTCCTCCATTTTGATATCTAAGAGATGCTCCAAGAATCCCAATACCAAAAGCATCTTTAGATGTTCCTGGATCTGGTTGTGATGTATCCGAAAATACTCCATTACCATTAGTTGTTCCAAAGGAGTATTTTTTGGTGCTTAAAGTTTGATTTGTAGAATCAAAAATAAAAGCTTCTGATGTAGTTCTTATGCGTGGTTGAACTGCTCCTTCACCCTGAACAAATACTGGATAATATGATCCAGTTGTAGTATCAACTGCATTAAGAGAATTGGATGGTCCTGGATTTCCTTGAGGTCCCAAGAAACCTTGTGGTCCTATAGGTCCTTGAGGTCCTTGAGGTCCTCTAGCACCTTGAGGTCCAGTACCTTGAGGTCCTATAGGTCCTTGAGGTCCTTGTGGTCCCCTTAAACCTTGAGGTCCTTGAGCACCTTGAGGTCCTGGAGATCCTTGAGGTCCTGTGCCTTGGGGTCCTTGAGCACCTTGAGGTCCTCTAAAACCTTGAGGTCCTGGAACTAAACTAGGTTCTCCTGGATCTCCCTGAGCACCTTGTGGTCCTCTAACACCTTGTGGTCCAGGAACACCTTGTGGCCCTGCTCCCTGAGGTCCTTGGAATCCCTGAGGTCCTCTATCACCTTGAGCACCTTGAGGTCCTTGTGGTCCTCTAATTCCTTGAGGTCCTGTACCTTGAGGTCCTTGGAATCCTTGAGGTCCTCTATCGCCTTGAGCACCTTGAGCACCTTGAGGACCTCTTACACCAACACCCCCCTGAGGTCCTTGGAATCCTTGAGGTCCTTGTAAACCTTGAGCACCTTGAGGTCCTCTTGCTCCAATGTCTCCAGAATCTCCTTGTGCACCTTGAGGTCCTGCAACACCTTGAGCACCTTGAGGACCTTGAGGACCTCTTACACCAACACCTCCCTGAGGTCCTTGGAATCCTTGAGCACCTTGAGGTCCTGTAGAACCTTGAGCACCTTGAGGTCCTCTTGGTCCAGATAAAGATCCCAAATTATCCCAATCAGTTCCATTATACAACCATATATTATTAGTATCTAAAGCAACTACACAGTCTCCAGTAGAGGGTGGATACCAACTAAATATGCTATCATCTGCAGTCAATGTTGTATGTGGAGATGATGTTGTAACTGATGGAACAGTTCCTACTATATTAATAGATGTTCCTGCTGGACCTTGAGGTCCTTGGAATCCTTGAGGTCCTTGGAATCCTTGAGGTCCTTGTGGTCCTTGTAAACCTTGTGGTCCTCTTAGACCAGTTAATCCTTGATCTCCTGTAGCACCTTGGAATCCTTGTGGTCCTTGGAAACCTTGTGGTCCTCTAACACCTTGAGCACCTTGAGCACCTTGAGGTCCTTGTGGTCCTTGGAATCCTTGAGCACCTTGAGGACCTGATATTCCAAGTGATCCTTGGGCACCTTGTGGTCCTATTGAACCTTGAGGTCCTTGAGCACCTTGTGGTCCTGGAGATCCTTGAGGTCCTTGTGGTCCTCTAACACCTTGAGGTCCTTGTGGTCCTCTAACACCTTGTGGTCCTTGTGGTCCTCTAAGACCTTGAGCACCTTGTGGTCCTTGAGGTCCTTGGAGTCCTTGAGATCCTACTGATCCCTGAGGTCCTATAACACCTTGAGCACCTTGAGCACCTTGTGGTCCTTGTAAACCTTGAGCACCTTGTGGCCCTTGGAAACCTTGTGGTCCTTGTAAACCTTGAGCGCCTTGTGGTCCTATAGATCCTTCATTTCCTGATGGTCCCTGAGGTCCTTGGAATCCTTGAGGTCCTCTAACACCTTGTGGTCCAATAGCACCTTGTGGTCCAATAGAACCTTGAGCACCTTGTGGTCCTTGTGGTCCTTGGAAACCTTGAGCACCTTGAGGTCCCTGTGGTCCTTGGAAACCCTGAGCACCTTGTGGTCCTTGGAAACCTTGTGGTCCTTGGAAACCTTGTGGTCCTCTTTCGCCTGCAGCAAGATCCCAAGTTACTCCTAATCCTGGACCTAATGATTTTAAATATCTATCTTGACTAGGGGCACCTAAATTCCCATAGGTATCTACAAGATCCCCTCCAATTCTTACTGTAGATCCATATCCAATATCTAATCTATACTGAGGTTGAGTAGACCCTATGCCAAGATTTTGTGTACTGGGAATAAAAACTAATTGCTCTGGAGCAATATCAAAAGTTGTTAGAACATCTCCAGACCTAGCTGTAGTAAATCCAAGATATCTTGGGGTAGAATCTACAGGTTCATCTGCAAGTAATCCACTTGAAATAGTAATTGTTGCTATTCCAAGTCCTTCAGTAACTATTCCTGTTACATTAACTCCTGGACCTACAAAGTTTAATTGGGTAATGGATCCAATACCAGCATTACCGCCAATTATATTACCTTCGTCTCTAACTGTAATTCCAAGTTCAATTTGACCTGGAGGAATAGTGACCCAATATCTTTCTCCAGGATGCTCTGCCAAGGAGACAAGCATATACTGTGTACCAACAGGAAGTTCACTTCCCGGAGGATCACCCAAATTAGGCTCAGCTTGATTTAATCCAAGATACTGATATCTGTCTGCTGTAAGTCTTGATTGAGGAGTTCTTACAACTCTTCTGCTTAAATACTTTGCCATATCTGGGTTCCACTATCCCCCTTAATAGATTTATTTATTATTGATTAAGAGTCTCTAAAAGAGAAACTGTATATTTTAAATGATTTGGATTTGAAGTTGAAACTCCAACCATTCTCAGTCTATCTGTTTTTAATGCAGTTCTTTCTAAAACTAATCTTCCTTCCAACAAAACAAGAGCATCATTTGGAGGAACTGTTGCTTCATAAATTAACTCTGTAGTAGTTGTTGAAATACCACCACCAGATAATCTAGTGTCTCTTTCGTGATAGAAACTTACTGTTCCAATTCCAGATCCAGTGTTAGCAACTTGAGCATACAGAACAATACTGGTATATCCAGTTTTTGTGGCATATATGCTAACATTAGTAGTTGAAACTACACCAGCAATTGTTTTATATTGATTTAAAGGTTGTTGTGCCATAATGGGTTATTGTTGAAGGGCAATGATTAATGGTGTAACTTCTGCCTGCAAACTCTTACTGAATGCTTGTCCACTAATAGTTCCAGTATTTTGATTAATTGTAATACCTTCACTGATTCTAAAATCACCACTTTGATCTGTGCTTGTGAATGGAACTTTTCCTCCATTGGTAGCAACTACTTGATTTTCATCAATTGGAACTGCTCCCTTGGAAGGAATAGCATTTACAATATCTGTTCCTGTACCTATATATTCAAAAGTAATGCTACTTGCAATAATCTTACTAGATTGATAGAAATAAACAGAAGATCCAACAGAGATTAGAGGAGAATAAGTAATAAACTCATCAAATACTACAGTAGTTGTTCCTCCTGCAGATACTGGAGTTGCAGAAACTGGATTGAAGAAATATGGTTCCAGAATTGCAACAGCTGTTGCAGTAGTTCCAATTCCAGGTCCAATTGCTGGTGGAGGAGCTATTGTAACTGTTGGTGGAGAAGTTGTAGCATATCCAGTGCCAGAAACTAATATCTCAATACCAGTAATTGTTCCACCAGTTCCAATATTAGTTTCAAAAATAGCAGCTTCTGCTGGAATGAACAGATCTGCATCTAATGGCAAATCTATAGTGACTTCTAGAGGAACATTTGGATCATATCCATATCCTGGATTTGTAATTTCAAATCCACTTACAAAATAATATTGAGTTCCAATAACTGCAATTTGACCATCATAGGGTCTTTGTCCTTCTGGTAATATTAATGCAGGAGCAGCTGCAGTGCCAATACCAATAATTGAGGTAATAATACCTGCTCTAGATGTAATAAAATCATCAGTTAATGCTGAAGTTGTCATTCCAGACACAAAGACCTGTGGGAATGAACCAACTCCAGTTTGATAACTTACATCCACAGGAAGGTTTTGAATCAAATATGTAGAAATTCCTGCTATGAATTCAATTGCAGCAATTTCTGCTTCTTTGACATATCCAGTGGATAATCCAGTAGGAGGTGGTGAAGTTTCATTCAAATAAGTTAGTGATCCATCTTCAGAATCTCTATACCCTAAACCTGCATTAATTGAATTTCCATTACCTAAGGTCAATAAGTCTGAGCAAATTGCTTCAACAATAATTTTAGAATCTCTTCTGCAGAATTCTCTTCCTTTTACTGATCCACCATAATCAAATGCAGTTCCTGCAGCACCAAAAGGTCCACTGGTTGATGTAACAAATCCCACAACCTCAGATGCAATAAAGTCTTTATTCTGTCTTAAGATTGTTACTGCATCTCTAAACTCCTGAGATGCTCCAACTCCAACATTAATAACTAATCTATCTACATTTTCTCCTTCAGGTTCTGCTGCTACAGTTCCAACATACTGAAGTGGAGTTGCTCCATTGGAAACTAATCCAAAGTTTCCAAATGATGAGTTGGAGTTATTGAGGTCACAAACACCACCAGTATCACAGAAAACTGCAGTATCACAACAAATTGTAAATAGTGAAACTAACTGGGCATAACCAAAGTTTGTAATAGAAACCCCAATACCACCTTGATTATATTGTGTGTAAGCATCCAGAACCATTGATTTGAATCCACCAGCTCTGTTGCCATCAATTCTCATTCCAATACTGTCTGGAACAAAGTTGGTACAGTTTTGAACATAAGGTGACTGCCAATTTTCTTCAGTTCCATCAGCATATCCAAAACCTCTTGTTGGGAAGGATACCATTGCCTTTCCTGGATTACTTGGTCCAACAAAAGACATTTGAGCAACATAACATCCCCTCTTCACATAGAATAAATCAGTAAGATCTCTGGTGGTGACAAGAGTTCTTCTTAAATCTTCTCCAATAACAGCAACTCTTTCATTGAGTGAGATTGGACCATCCTCAATATAAAGACCTGCAAATACTTTAATTGTATCTCCTGGTTGTGCTATTGATGCTGCTTTTTTGATTGTGAGGAATGCATCTCCCGGTCCAGTTCCATTATTACTATCACTTCCTAACTTATTGACAAACCATTCATTTCCAATTCTTGGTCCTGGTGGTTGCCATACCAATTCTCCTGCAGGATAATTGATTCTTGGAGCAAATGCTGTTCCTAATCCAATGATGGATGTAATAATGCCTACACAGGATCCAACTGCAGAAACTACATTTGCACATCCATTAGGATTAGTATTTGAATCTCCATCAGCAGCAATTTCAGTATCAATTAATTGTGAGATACTTGTTATTCCTGTTTGATATGATTCTGGAAGTCGTGAATTATTGACAACATACTGAGCAATATATGCTATGCTTCCAATACCAGCAACTGTTGCTGTTTTTACATAGTCTGCACCAAGTAATAGTGCAGTAGCAGGATTTGGATCTAAATGTTGAAGAGTGGGTCCATTGTAATAGGATAAACCAGCACCTACTGATTGAGAGTTTCCTCCTCTAGAAATATCAAATGCAATAGCATCAATAATTAATCCAATATCTCTCTTGCATTTGGATGGTCCATTTGAAAGACCTGCAGTTCCATAATCAAAAAATTGACCATTGAGACCAAAAGGTCCATCAGTTGATGTAATAAAACCTACAACCTCTGCTGCAATAAATTCTTTGTTTCTGATGAGAAGATTTGCCCCATCAATAAATCTTCCACTAATTCCTAATGCCTGAGAACCAAGAACAGAATAAGCAAAACCTACATTATTATTAGAATCTATTACTTCTCCTCTAACTCTTAAGTCACCAGCAATATCAACTGTTCTAGTTGGTGTTAATGTATTAATACCAATAATTGGTTGAATTGTCTTTAGAAGAGTATCATCTAATGAAGTTACTGTAGTGATTCCAAAATTAGATGCCCTTGCTAAAGTTCCTCCAATTCCAATATCCAATTTAGCAGTAGTTGTAATTCCAGTGACAAGAAGATTTTCAATGGTTGAAATGCCAACATACTCATTAGTAATAGTAGCAAAACCTATAGTTGCAATGCCAATTCTAGCATTGGTGATAGTAGCAAATCCTATTGTAGAAATCCCTACAAATTCATTGGTAATTGATGCTATTCCTATTGTAGAAATCCCTACAAATTCATTGGTAATAGTAGCAAAACCTATAGTTGCTACACCAACATAAGCATTGGTGATAGTAGCAAATCCTATTGTAGAAATCCCTACAAATTCATTAGTAATTGTAGCAAAACCTATAGTTGCTACACCAATCCAAGCATTATTAATGGTCCCAAGACCAGTAACTCTAAGATCTCCATCAATATCTACATCATATAATGGAGTTAATTGATTAACACCAATATATCCTTCATTTGTGATAACAACACTTTGTCCATTAGACTTTCCTTTAAATTCAAAGTCTCTAAAAGGAAGTGCTGTTCCAATACCAACAGATCCTACTCCAGTTATAACTACATTATCTTTAGATCCAGAACCTAAAAATTCAAATTTTTGAGTTGGATTTATTAATCCAATACCTAAAGAACCAACTCCAGTTACTACAACTGTTTCACTTGCAATATCATTAATTTGGAGAACTTGTGTGGGATTGGTTATTGCAATACCAACTGCAGTTGAAAATGCACCAACCCCTCTTACATCAAGTCTTTGCTGTGGATTTGTTGTTCCTATACCAATTCTATTATCAACTAAAACATTATTTTCGGAGAAAATATCCCCAGCAACATCTAAGGTATAGTCACCTTCAGGTTTTCCTATTGATACTTGCTGATCAGCAACACTAGCATATAAAGTATCTGTACCTACGCCTAGACCAGTCTTAACCTTAAAAAAAGTATCTTGTGATGGCATTGGGTTCCACTATCCCCCTGTCTATAAAGTTATTTATTAGATAATGTAATTAACCAAAAACTACAAAGTAAATAACATCAGTATCTTGAAGTTCTTGAGATCCTTTGGTGTCAAAAGTTAGAATGGCGAATTCTCCATTTCCTGGACCAGCAGAAGCATCTACTGTACAAATGTGATCTCGATCATTCTCTCCTGTCCCTGCGTTTGCTATTACCACAAAGTTCTGATTTGCCCAAGTAGATTCACCAGTCTCTGGAGAATATACATCAGTATCTTGAGCATTGTTTTGTAGTTTGTTTTCTAGAACAAATAAATATCTTCCAGTGCTTGTTTTGGTTACTGTCACCTGAACATTTCCCCCATATTCTACTGTTGGAGTACTTGTTGTTCCATCTATCATTTTACCCCAAGCTCTTGCTCCGAAAATTGGAGCAGTATCAGTTTGTCCCCCATTCAATCTAGTTGAAGTAACTGCACCTCTTCTAATTTTTGAAGTAGTTACTGCTTCTGATCCATCAGTCCCATCCAACTTGTCAGTTGTAACTGATCCATTTGCTAATGTATGAGTATGGCTACTTGCAGTAACTTCATTAGTTGAAGTTGATGTAATGCTGCTGGGATTGCCAAGGTTAAATGTTTTATCTAAGGTATTATCAAATGTTCCTCCTGTTAATCCATTTCCAGCAGAAACTGAATATTCAAGTTCTCCACTAATGCTATTTGCAGAAATAGTACCTGATGTAGTTATATCACCTTCTACAGTCAAATCACCTTTAACTGTCAAATCATTAGTAGTTACATCTGCAGTTGAGGCATCAAGAATTTTGTTAACTGTCAGATAATTAACTGTAAGTTCATCTATAAAATTATCCTCTTCTCCAGGACCACTAACAGTAATTTCTTCTCCTGTAGTAGCATCAAATTTCTTTCTGCCAATGAAGAATTCACCATTGCTGTTCATTCCAGTATAAACAACCAATCCACCATGAGAAGGTAAAGATTGAGAAATAAGAATCTCATCATTGGATAGAACTCTATCTTGATTGGTTGGCATACCAGTTGAATAGTTGCCAGGACCAAATCCAGTATATTCAAAGGTATGTCCAGAAGCTCTTAAAATAGAGTTTCTTCTAAGTTCTACTGGGAATACTTTAATTCTTCTGACTAATGAGTTATTTGGATGTGAAGTTGCTACTGTTCCCAGAACACCTCTTATTGCTGTAATTGTAGTACCAGAAACTCTAGTAACTAAAAGAATTTCATCTTCAATTTGTACAAAATCTCCTTTATTGAAACCTGAAGGAGAAATCATATCTATTTGTGTTTCCGATTCATTGACTGCTTCATTGCAATATGCAGTCAATCCATCAGTTAATGCAAATTGTCTAGTAGAAACATTCTCCAATGCAGAATTAGTATCTCTTACTTGAGATGTTAATCCTGATGGATATACACTTAATGCTCCAGATGCATCACCATCAACAGTAAATGAAGTAACAGATGAAACACTTTGTACTACAAATGTTCCTACAACACCATCAAAAATTACACCATTTCCTGGTAAGTATGGATGATATTGACTCTGAGAAGAATTTGTTGTTATTGTAGTAGTATTTGATCCTGCATTATAAACTGCACTTTGAATAGATTGTTTAGGAATAGAAGCAACTGCAACTGCAGAAGATGAAGTCTCAGCAGAACCAGATGAATTTGTATATGTAATAGTATTCTTTGTTACTGATGTGATTGGGAATATTCCATTATTTCCCTCATATCTTGATCCAAGAATTTGTACACATCCCAAATCAGATGGATCCAATGATAAAACTGAGCAAGTTGTTGCATTAACTGATCCAGGTATTCCTCTAAGAATCAAAGAATCTGCTATTTCATATCCACTTCCAGGATTCATGACAGTTACTGCAGTAACTGTTCCCCCAGAAACTACTACCTTTGCTGTGGCATTTTCACCACTACCACCACACAATGGAATATCATAATAAGTTCCATTGTTATATCCAGAACCTGCAGAAACAATACTTAAAGTTCTAGCACCATTCAATCCATGATTAACTTTAGTAGTGACAGTACATTGAGTTGATGCTTTAGTGATTGAAAGAACAGTTTTTCCACCATTAAAATCTTTCAAGTACTGAATTGCAGTTTCCTTGGTTACACTATTATATTGACTGTTAATATCTACTTTACCTATTAAAGATCTAGATGCTGCTGTTATAGTTGCTTCTGGATCTGAGGTAATATTATCATAGTCTACCTTAGGATAAATGTTATCAAGACTTTGAGATAACTTATAAGATATATTATCAAATGGGGACGCTGATGGAACATTTTTAAATGCATTGGGAATAATATGATAAATTCCATCAGAAGATCCTTCTTTATACCTTTGAACTACTTTCACCTTATAGATTTGATGGTCATTAGATACCTCTTCGCAAGTAAAGAATGGCAATTCACTTCTATTTGAAGATAGAATTGTATAAGGAGAGAATCTATATGTTGTAGATGAACAGTTTCTTACATCTAACCAAGAAGCTGTAGATGTAGTTACTGTTGTTATTCCCCCTGGATTTCTGCCTAATTGATATGTAAATTGGATATCACTAACAACAGAAGCAACCTCAAATTTTCCATTAAATCCAGTTCCTGTTCCCAATCCAATTGGTGAGGGTTCTGCATCACTACTTAAATTGTAAATATTGACCTTATTTCCTACTTCCAATCCATGAGGTTTAGATGTAACTACATTTGCTACTCCACCACTATACCAAGCATCAACAACAATTCCTGGGTTTCTAACAATGCCAATTCTATTGTCATCTAATGGATTAAGTTCAGAATTATTATCTGTTCCAAAAGTTGAATCTAATTCTGATGAAGATCTCTGTAAAATAAATCCTGAGGTTGGTTCAGATGCATTTGGTGATTCCTTAGGAATTACATATCTATATCTGTATATTTTATCTTCTAAACTTCTAGCATCTATCTTTCTCTTAATATAGGAAATTGGATCATCTCCATTTTCCATATTATCAATGAAAGGTTCATCTTCCTCAATACCAATATACCATCTACCAACACTAGAATCCCATTGAATAGGATTCCCTACATTACCTGGAGTAGAATCAATTACTGAACTGACCAGTTGAAGATTTCCTGAAGGAGTAATTCCTACTGTAGTTGTAATTGCTATTACATTTCCAGTTCCTACATCCTTTAAACTTCCACAAAGTTTAACTGAATTAGATGTAGGAATTGACTCAACATAGTAAACTTTATCATGCTCTAACCCATCTGGAAGAATTGCATTTCTTGCTGTTACTCTTACTGCTTGTCCAACACTTAATGCACTGACATTTGCAGTTGCAGTAATGGTGTTAGATGAAATGCTTGAGATTGTATACTTAGTTTCATAATTTGGACTTATTGTTGCTTGTCTTTCAGTATTAGCATCCAAATAATACAACTTATCTGCATCTTTTGCACCTATAAAATAGGTTTTAATTTTTGGATTTGGAGGAGTAAATTGATCATCATAATTTTTCAGGTAAATTCTAGTATTGCTATTAGATGATGCTTCATCTTTTGTCAATTCAGCATCTATTACAAATGTGTTGATATTGAAATCATTTTCAACTATTTCTTTTGGTGGGATAATATGAGTTATGAAACCATGATTATCTTTGGAAAGATTGAAATCTTTAAAACCCTTAGAATACAGTGAAATAGAACCAAAGTTTGAGTTGGAGTTGGTGATTGACTGATCTCCACCAGAATCTGCCACAAACTGCTTGGCATATCCAATAGCAAAAATTGAAACGCACTGAATAAATGCGTTATTAGATGCTTTTATGTGGAAACTTTCCCACTCTGGTCTATAGATTGATTTGGAATCTTGATGAAGTGAATATAAATTGCCCCATTGAGATTGATTTTTATATGTTCCTGTAGTTTCATCATATCTTACAAATGCTCTATCGTCTTTTTGGAGGGAAATTCCAGTGAACTGAGCAGTAACCATACTTCTGAATCCAGTAGCTTTGGATCCATCAGCGTGCATACCATTCATACCATAGACTGATTTCAAGCTACAGTTAAAGATGTATGGTGAACTTGAGTTAACAGTATCAGAAAGAACTCTTACAGTAGAATCAGTGACTGCTGGAACTGCTGTAGAAGTTGGAGGATTTGGAAGTAAGTATGTAAATGAAGTTGTGCTTATAACTTGAAATACTATAAAGGATCCATTATATTCTGCTTCTGCTGTAAGTGAATCTGATCCAACTCCAGATACTTGTATGGGGGCAAATGGAGTTAAACCATGATCTTCCTCTGTAGTTACAGTAATTGTTCTACTTGCATTTACGCCATCTCCAGAAATGACACTTTGAACATTAATGACACCTTGACCCAACTCTCCAACAATTTGGTTCTCTTCTGGAGTGGGTTGAAGATTTGTTGTAGTATCAGGAATTTCTCTTCCTGAAAGGGGTCCAAATGCAAGTACTAATTTATAGTAATATGTTTCTAAGTCAGTAAATGGACACTCTACATTTTCCTTAGTATAAAGATTTGTATCATCTGCATATTCAAATGCAGTTAATTTATGGTGAGAATATGATGGGGATACTCTGTTTGTAGAATATGTATTAAAAACTGTTCCTAGAGGATCACCATCAAAAATTGTAAATCCATAGATGTATGAACCTCCAGTTACTTTAAAAATAGCAGTTGATGGGAAATTATCATTAGCAGGATCTGGAATATATCTTGGTCTAATTTTTGTTTTTCTTAAATCAGTTGCAACTAAGGAAACACCTCTAGGAACTATTACACCACCATCTACACTATTATAAAGGTATAAAACATTATCAGAATTGTCAATATTAAAATCAGTATTAACAGAAAACTGAACAATTGTTTTTGTTACATTGTTAGCATCTTTAAGCACTGAACCATTGTAATAAAGTCCAGGTCTATTATCAATATAATGAGTTCCTGGTGAAATTAAAATGGTAGTTTGATCAAATGTGTCGTTATTTGCCCCAGGAATATATGAAAATCTAGCTGCCTCAAGTAAAGCTCTTTGAATAGTCTTGAATGGTCTAGTTCTAGAATTACCTCTATTCTCAATAGAATCTGTAGAGTCTAATTCATTGGGATCAACATAAATTGTATTACCACTGAGATTTTTTAAGAAATTCTCTAATCTAGCTAAAGGCATTTCAGATTATCCTTCGTTTATTTTCTTCTGTCTTATTTATCAATAAATAAGATTATTAGGATTTTTTGACTGATGGCAATAAGCACAGAAAGAGAAGAATTGCTTAAATTTTATGAGCAAAAAATTAAATTAGATAAACAACAGTTAACACAAGTAGAAACTATAGAATCTGGATATACTATTGATGCCAAAAATGGGGATATTCCAATTAGAGTATGGGGACCAAGTGAATTAATCTCATACTTTGATGTTCCAATTGAAAATTTGGATCAAGAAATTGTATCAATTAATGATGAAATAAAAGAATTACAAAACTCAGTATTATCTATTGGAACTACTGCTAATTCAGTTGGTTGTGGAACAACTGCCTGGTCTCCAGGATTTTCTACAGTTACAGTATTGGAAGATAGAACAAGATACAAAGGATATTCATATACTTCTCCTAATCCATTTGCAGAAATTAGTGGATCTTTAGATACTGGAAATTCTGGAATAGGAACATATACCTTTATCAATCAAGTTGCAATAGGAACTTATTTTTCTCCTATAGATGTTTGTTATGCATTTACTTGTACCAGTGGACAATGTGAAGACTATGCTGATCAAATTGTAGATTTAAATACACAAATTGATAATTTACAAACAGAAAGGGATGACTTAATAGTTAAAGTTAATGATTTTAAAATAAAGAGGATAGATTTTGAATTGCAAAATTATGCATACACAGCATCTAAGCAAAAACTTAACACCCAAATAGGAATTGCAAGTGCTGCTATAGAGTTCTTAAATGATCCAGAAAATGAGCAATGGTTCTAAAAACCCTACAGCAATTTTTTACCTGGAAATTTTTTTGCCCCTTTTTTGGAATAAAAAGTCAATTTTGAACTAGGACTTCTTATTTTTTCCTCTATAAGTATCAGTAAGAGCATGGCAATTAGGACAAAGAAGACGAAGATTTTCTAATCTATTGTCGTGGTGATTACCATTAATATGATCAAGTTCAATTGGAGTTGGTCTACCTCTCCATTCTGTTATTCCACATTCTTCACATTTGTGATCTTTAATTCCTTCTGAAATAAGTCTATTACGAAGTCTAAAAGATTGAACTACAGTATTTTCTTTAAGATAATCTTCAACAGGTCTTTTTGGTCCTAATTTTTTATCCCTACTCCAAGCTTGTCCATGAAAGTGTGATGTATCAATTCCTAACTTAGATATTCTTCTGTGAGTTGTTTGATAATTTCCTCCAGCAGCAATTATATTAAGTTTTTGTAAAACTTGCCTAATACTGCCAGAAGTTTTTACTGCTTCACGAAGTTGTTCTTCAGTATAAGTGTATCTTTTATTCATTTAAATAGTAAACTTTATATTATATATATTATTTTACCTTTTAATAGGGGTGGTGAGATTCGAACTCACACTGTGCGGTTTTTAAGACCGCTTTCTCTGCCTGTTGGAATACACCCCCAAAAAAGGACTTACATAATCAAAAGATTAATGCCTTTGCACTTCCTCCACACCTTGTCAGTGTACTATAGGACTACTCTCTTGTCAAGTGCTAGGTGCAAGTTCACCTCTGAGTTCTGCAAGTTTAGCAGTAGCAAGGCACTCTACACAAGTCCAGTAAGTTTCTCCACTAATAGGAAAATTCTCATCAGTGAAGTGTGCTGCCATATCTTCCTGAATCCCTTGAAGTTCTGCCAATTGCTCTTTGGTGATTTGCATAGTGAGTAGTCTCTTGCTTACCTATCCAGTATAGCATGATCCAGAGCACTTTTGGCAACCAGTGGACAGTTTGCTGACTGTCTCCTTGAGTTCTTGGATTTGCTTTTGCTGTTCTTGGATTGCTCCTACTAGAACAGTCGTTAACTTACCATAATTAATTGACTTTACTTCTTCATCATTAACTACTTTTTGTCCTATAACTTCAGGAATCACCTTTTCAACTTCTTGTGCAATAAATCCTATCTCAGGTCTTTCTTTCACATATCTAGAAGGAACTAATTCCTCTATCCAGTTAAATGAAATTGATTGAAGTTGAAGAACTTTATCTAAACAATTTTCTAAAGGTTGAATGTCTTTCTTCAATGAAATATCTGAGGTTTCATCTGGTTCTCTAGAAATTTCTTCACCTCTATATTTCCAAAATCCATTAAGATTTCCATCTCCAGAATTAAAATCTATTCTAGATGCACTAGATTCTAAATTTGGTTGTGCATCACAGTGTCCTCCTACATCTACACCAAATCCAAATAGATTTGCTAACCCAAGTTGATTCCATAATCCAACACCATTGTATAGTCCTATTTCATTATGAACACCAAGTTGATTTGTAATTGCTTCAACCTGATTAATGCCAAATATATGAGTTGTAAATGGTCTAGATGGATCTAATGCTGGTTCAAATGTAGCTGCTGATAATGGTGGTAAAACACCTTCTCCTACTTGAATGTTAGTTGAGTAAATATCAGTAAAGTTTGCCATAAATTACCATCCATTAAGAAATTGAGTTACTTTAGTTACTACATCTAATATTCCACTTGGGATTAAACTAGTCAAAGGTTCTACATTAAAAATTTGACCACCAGATGCAACCAAATAAACATTACCTTCTGACTTCACCACTGCATTTCTTGTTGCAGAAACAACAACATTATTACCTTTAATTCCAACATTACCACTAGATTCTATTCTTATATTGCCATTATCATTTCTTATAACAAAATCTCTTTCTGAACTTGTTGATTCAAATTTAATTTGCTTTGCTTTGATTGTAAGAGTCCCTTCACTTTGAATATTTAAGTCGCCCTTTGAATGAATTTTTAATCCATCAGCAGACTTACTAACTATAGAATCACCAATTCTGGATGAATCTACACTTGCAATCTGAAATCCTCCATCCTTAAACAATTTTATATTTGCCCCAGAACCAGATCCCATTTGGATCTGTCTAATTCTGTTGGCATCAATATCTTCTCCAATGAATAAGACCCCAGAGTCTTTATCTACAAAAGCAAATCCTTCACTCATGATCTTCTGCGCACAATACTACTGTTTTAACTTGTTTTCTAGATGGAGGTGCTGGTTCATCTGTTCTTCTAAATTCCAAAGTTGGTTCAAGAATTGCACCTTGACCTGTTGTAGTATTTATTTGTAAGTCTGGGAAAAGATTTACTGAAGATCCTGGATTTACTACATTAATACTAATGATTCTTCCAACATCATCAACTTCTGGATATGCTTCTATGTCATTAGCGCACTTTGCATCAACAATTTTATCAGTATTCTTATATCCAACACCAGTAAGTTTAACTGAAATATTTTTAATACTTCCAGTAACTTCTAATCCAGAGTCAGTAGTAGGATATGTTTGACAAGCATCACCTTCTTCATTAACTGGAGGAGATTTATATCCTTTTCCAGAATCTTGAATGATAATATCAGTCACCTTACCATCCTTGATCTTAGTGTAACCATAAGCACCACCACCTTGCTCTCCACAATTACTATCTATAGAAATAAATGGTGGTGTTGTGTATCCAGAACCAGATGACTCTACTATTGCACCAATAATTTGTCCTGCAGAACTTACAACTGCTTGTGCTGATGCTCCAGATCCACCACCTCCAAAAATTGTAATAGTTGGGAAACCACACTCTATAATACCAGCATTGCAGGAGAATTCAGAACCTGGAGGAATTGTACCATCAGTAGAAAGTCCAACAGAACCTGCCCAAGATCTAAAATTGCCTGAAACAGAAGATATTCCAGAAGAAATTGAAGATGAGTAGTTGAGAATTTTTTGGAAATCTGGATTACTAGCAGGAATCCATCCCTTATTTAATTCATAATCATAATCCTCAGAGCAAGTGGGTGACTCGCAGGAAAGAAGAGACAATAATGTTCTAGTAAATGAAACTGCTCTAGAAACAATAGAAGATACTTGTCCTATTGATGATCCTAACAATGAAGTTATTTTATTCAATGCTCCACCAAGAGATTCTGATAATTCATTGGAAAGAGTTCCAAGTAAATTTCCCACCAGTGCTTCAGCAGCACAGATTGGAGCACTCAAAACTTGACCCACCATTGAGGTCAAGAAATTGATTACATAGTTTAAAATTTGACTGAATATTTTTTCAAAGGCACATAAGATGCTATCAATAACAGTTTCAATAGCGGCATGTTTTGCAATTTTTACTACTGGAGGTATTCCTGGAGTTCCAAAGAAATCTGTCAGCAAATTATAAATTCTTTTTATAATTTCCTCTCTTCCCCACTTCAATATTCCTATCAACTCATCTTTTATTACTGTTGCTACATTTAATATTACATCATCAATATTTACTACTGTATTTAAAGTTGGATTAATATAAATGTTGTTTACATTTTGAGTTGTGTTTAAAAATTGTACAAATCCTACCAGTGCTCTTTGAATGGCATTAAATTTTCTTTTTCCTGAGGCACATTCTGCTGGAACAGAAATGATAACACTATTTGGTCCCTCTAAATTGGATACTGCTTGACCTTGGGTTATTGCTCTTTCTTCTTTTGAAGTTGATCCTATTCCAACAGGACTTTTTCCTTGTGCTATTTGTCCTTTATTTCCTATCCCACCCTTTGCAGTAACTATCCTTCCATCTGTAGCAATTACATAACCACTTGTTCCTTGAGGGGGCGTGAATGGTTTAAATGATGATGTTCCTTTACTTAAAACTTCAATCCAAGTTTGATCTGGATTTTGTTGTCCAATATCACTATTTTGAAGAGCACCAACAATAACTGGTTGCTGCTCATCATCTCCATCTAAGAAAAAACCAACTACAATTTCACCACCATTCCAATTATTAGATACTCCACTATATCCATTTCCTGCCCCAAGAGTTAGTGGTGTTAATACATGTGCCCAAGGTAAATTCTCATCCTTAATTTGATTGTCTGCAGGATGACGTCCTAATATTCTAACTCTTGCTCTAGCACCTTTAGAAGAGTCTTTAGAATTATAAACTATCTGTCCTATAAACCAATTAAATCCATCTCTTCCTAAGAATTGAGGATTAATTAAGGATTGTTCTAACATCATAGGTCAAAAATCTTACACTCAGGGCAATCTGGATTGTTGTAGCAGTACAATTCAAATGCATTTGGACACTCTTCTGCATTTGGATGATGCTCTGCATAGTTGTTAAGAGAATTTAATTCATCTTCAAGATATCTTTTTCTTTGCTTATTAATTTCTGGATTGTCCAGTTCTTTTTCTAGTTTAGTAATTTGTTCTTGTATTTTCATTTTGGTGGAACTCCATATGAATCTCTAATGAGTTTGAGTCCAGTATACCCTTGATTAGTCTCAAATAAATGAGATAATTCTTTAATTAAATAATTTCCGGACTTTAAATCATCCCTTAATCCTTTCTTTGATTCATCTAATGTTATATTACCAAAATCTAATTTGATCACATCACCAACTGTTAAGTTTAAGTTCAAGGGTACTGTTATATTTAACAGTTGACTAAATGCTAAGTTATATCTTGCAATGGATTGAGATTGATACAATGGTCTTTGATCTATTCCTTCAGTCTCATCAGAATTATCAGGTTCTCCAACTAATTGATCAATTACTTTAACCATAATTCTAGATGGACTATCTTCAAGATACTTTGGAACTTTTGGTTTCTCTGGATTTGCTGCAGAATTTTTCATAACATCAAGACTTTCTGAAAGTTTATATTCTTCCAATTTTAAGTCTCTAGTATTGGCATCATAAAAGTAATTTACACTAGAGTACATTCCAATTCTCATATTCTCTAGAACATTAACATTCTTTTCAAAAAATGGTGTGCTGACTATTTTGAAATTGGAATTTGGATCTGCAGGAGCATTTACTTTTTCATCATATCTATAAGTAGCTACGGGAGTAGAAGATCCAGTAGGAGAAAGTGTTTCAAATAAAGAATCTAAACTTCTAAAGTTGTATCCTTTTGTATTCTCATAGAATAAAAATCCTGCTGTTCCACTATTAGTAGAAGATTTTCCTGGTGGAATTGATTTTGGTCCCAACCAAGTTAATACTGTAAAAGGTTTTTTAGAATTTCCAAAGAAATGATAACTATTTTTTGTTGCATCTATGTTTCTTTTCTTTGTAGTTTTTAATACTCCAGTTAATATCTGCTCCACTGACTGATCAATAGTTTGCTTTGAACCTGATGACTCTGGATATCTTCTGAAGACTCTAGTTGTTTCATTAGAAAATACTTCAAGTGGAGCTATGTCAATCACAAACATTTCCTTAGTAGATTGAGTAGTGGATCCACTTATCTTGTAAATGTAATATGGATTAGTTGTTTCATTAATATCAATAACTTGTTTAGTTTCTGTTTGCTCTATAGTCAGTATAACCTGTTCCCCTCCCTTCAATCCAGGTTTTATTTTTGAATCAGTAGAAGGAAGTGATGTTAATAATCCTTGAGTATCAACTACAACTAATCTCAGAAAAATAGCAGGTGAAAATAGGTCTTCAAAATATTGAACAGAAGCCTGTGTTTCTGTCATATTGATGACAGTTTGTTCATCATGAGATATGATTAAAAACTTTTTAATTTTATAATTGGTATATGATCCTGCCATTAGTTCAATGTGTTGAGAAGAACTTTCTTATAAAAACTATTTAACAGTTGTTCTTCAGAAGGTCCAGATATAATCACTGGTTCAGAAGAACCTTGCTGAATTAATTGCTGTTGTAATTGCTGAACAACTGGATATGGAACTATTGTTGGTTCAGAATATCCTGATTGATATGGAAGATTTGTTGCTATTGGTCTTGAAGGTGTCCTAGGAGTTGTCATCTGAGCAGAAACTGGTCTTCCTCCAATATTAAATCCCCCAGATCCAACAGATAATCCTGCAGATCTCTGGGTTTGTTGAAATATTGGAGAAATTGGAAAACTAACTCCTTGCTGAGATGGAGATTGGGAAGAAGAATCACTTTGCTGTCTAGCTCTTTCCTTAGATAATGGTGTTGGAAGTCTATTCTTAACTGATTGAACATGAGGAAGAGGATCTGTGTATCTTCCATTATTAGAAATGCCAAAGTGAAGATGAGTATTTTGTCCTGCTGGATATAATTTTGCTATCTGCTGTCCTCCATAAACCTCTTCGCCCACTCCAACCATAGGAGAAGTATGATAATACAGTGTTCTTAAACCACCTCCATGATCTATTTCAACAAAACCATTGTACCCATTTGAAACTGCTGCTACAACTTTTCCAGTTTTATATGCAACAACAGAAGCATCTAATGCTCCCTGCTGATGGGTCATATCTAATCCTTGGTGAGATCTTGCTCCACCATCTCTAGATGCACCAAATGCTTGTCCTGGACCTACATTTCCAAATGATCCAACATCTCCACCAGGGAGGGGGAAGAATGTATCTCCTGATATTGGTCCTGTATATTCTCCTCCAGGAGACACTGGTGTTGGAGATGGCATTGGAGGTTCATCAAATTGTCCCTTTAAAGATATTTTAAAATCTTTTGAAATTTTTTCAAACTTACTAACTACTCTTTCATACCTATCCAAAGATTTAGAAAAAGTTAACTCACCTCTTGATTCCTTTTTTCTTTCTACTAATTTCTTTTGTTGTTCTGTTTGTTTTTTTAATTTATCTGATTGAGTTGCCTTATTTCTTTGAGACTCTTTTTCACTAGCACCACTTAAATCTCTAACTAAATTAACTACATCCAATCCAAATGATGCAATAGACAATAATCCAGCAACTGGAAGACCTATACCAGTTGCTGCTGATGCTGCTGCTAATGCATCTAAAGATGCTGAAGTCCCTGCAATTGAAGCACCAGTAACATCTCCTTCCTGTGCTCTCAATGTTGCATCAATGGCACCAAGTGCTGCACCTGCTACAGGAACTATAGACTTTCCAAACCTACCAAATGCCTTTGCAACTTTTCCAGGTTGTTTTGATAATACTTCTGACCCACCTCTACTTAATGCTTGTGTTGGTGTTATTTGCCCTCTTCTTAAAAGTCTAGCTCTATCTCCTAAATTTGCTTCTCCCTTTATAAATTTAGCATAAGATTCATTTGCTCTACCCAATGATTTAGTATTTTTTGACCACCAAGGAGAAGAAGTAGCACTAGATCCAGGAGTTCCTGCTGCTGCACCACCACCTCCTCCTCTTCTCATCATATTCCCAACTCCTCCCAACAATGCAGGACCAAGGAAAATACCAGCAGTAACTAATCCAGGTCCAACAGCACCCATCCAATCACCTTTAGCAAGTTTTGATGCTGCATTAAATGCTGCTAATGCACCTATTGCTTTTAGTGGATCACTTGTAGAACCAGCAGTAAACAAAGAACCAGCATATTTTTTTATATCTGGTGGTTTGATTTTAACTTGTTTTTTCTGAACAAATCTTCTGTCATTTTGTTTTTGGATAGAATCTAATCTTCTCTTATATCTGTTAAGAATTGATAGTTGTGTTTTCTTTTGATAGGTTCCCTTCTCAAAAACTTTTCTTAGTCTAGTAGAAGATTTCTTTATACTGTCGGATGAATCTACAAGACTATTAATCCTAGTAATATGAGCAGTAACTCTTGGTCTTGGTTTATTTAAAAGAGTTGTTGGGTCCATTTATCAAACAATCTGATAGACTAATTTTGAATACATTGTCAAGAAATTATCAGAATAAGAAGTATCTATAGCAGGAACATTATCATTGACTGCAGCAGTTGTTGATGCTTGTGGTGATGATGCTCCTCCAACTGGCATAGGTGCAAGAACAAAACTTGGTTGTTGAGATGATGGAGATGGAATATTTCTTGCAGGACTTCTGGTTCCTGTTACTTGAGGAGTTATTGGAAGACCAGCAGAAGATTGTGCTTGTCTTAAATAATTTTCAAAATTCCTATAAAAAGAAGAGGTATGAACATTTTCTTGACTTCCTCCAGGAAGAGATGGCCAAACCCCTCTCAACCTACTGACTACCTGATCAACTTTACCAGACCTAATTAAATTGACAATTTCTTGTTCTCCTCCAGAAAACAAACTGGCAAGATATGCTCTATTAATTTTATATTGATTCTCTGCATTAAACAATGCTGTTCTTGGATCCAGTCCTGCAGCAATAGTTCTTGCTCTTAAAAATTCAGACATTTGCTGCATATTTCCCATAGCACCTGAGGTTTTCCCTTGTGCTTTTAGTTGTTCAACTTTTGCTATAGCTTGATCTATAGTCATTTGAGACAACCCTGGAAGGGCACCTATGGTATTAACTGATTCTAGTCCACCCTCTCCTCCTGAGATGGCAGACATTAAAGCATTAATTTCTCCTGGGGCTGGTCCTGAAATTAATTGTCCTGGAGATCCTCCTCCTCCTCCACCACCACCTCCTCCACCTCCAGAGGATCTTTGTCCTTGCTGTTCACCTTGCCTTTTCAGAAGGAAATCTAATGCCTCTTCAAATTTCTTATTAAGACTTTCAAATCTCTTTAAATCATTTTGAGGTAGTGGAACTAAACTTGATGATTGTGTTGATGCTTTTTGTTCTTGAGTTAATTCTTCAAGTCTTTGTTGAGTTGTATTTTCTTCTCCTCTACCAAATAAAGAACTTGCTAAAGCAACACCACCAGCAGCAAGAGCTGCCTTGCCTCCAAACTTGCCCAATCTTCCAAGTCTAGATGCACCTGCTGCTGTTCCTGCAGCACCAGCTCCTGCACTTGCTCCACCTCTAGAGAATAATGATCCTACTAATTTGGATGTGAGTGTTGTTGCTATTCCACCAATGACAGCAGGAATGTAAGTTGCCCCAATTCCAATCAGAGGACCTATAATTTTTGATGGGTCTCCACTTAAAATTCCTTGAAGAAGATTGAACATTGCCAATCCTCTAATTGCTCCACCAGCACCACTAAAGAATGAACCAGTATACTTTTTAACTGCTCCAAGTATATCAGTTTTACTATCCCCTAATTCTTTCTTACCTAATACTCTTCCTCTATTAGCAATTCTTTTTCTATACTCTTCAGATTCTTTTCTATTTTGATCTTGAGTATTTTTATAATCTTCTGCTATAACCTGAAGAATTTTTTCTAAATTATTTTTAGTCTGTTCTAAATTTAAAGTTACTTTCCCCAAATAAGAAACATCTCTCTGAGATGTTGATATACCATCATCGCCTGCAGTGGATACCTTTAATTTTTCTGCTAACTGCTGAGGTAAAGACCTACTAGGAATTAAAGATATTCTTCTAATATTTGGGGCACCAAAAGACTTAGACTTACTCCCAAGACTTGTGCCTGAAATAAATCTAGTTACTCTTTGTTGAAAATAACTAAAGCCTTCTGGTGTCATTTATTTGCTCTCTGTGCCTTTTCCTCTTCTTCTTGAATATGATTTTCAAGCAATGCCAAATAAATCTCCCTTTCCCAAGGAATCATATTCTCAAGCTCAGTCAATGAGTATTTATGATACTGCATCAAGGCAAAGTTTGTCCTGTAATAAGACTCCAAATCCTCATGACCAATTACTACCCGAAAAAACTTGAAAGACCCTCAAGAACTATTTCATTTTCAACACCAGTGTTTGGATTCTTAATAGTAAAAGTATGAGATAACTTTGGCATAGTATCAAAGAAGTTTTCTATTCCTTTGAACTGATTTGAATCAAAAGTTTGTAACCATTCAACAAGTTCTTTCTTGGTTACATCTGATGCTGACCAAGATTCATCTGCAGTATAGACCATATCAATACAAGATGCCACTATTTCAAATGATTTATTAATGGTATCCTTACTTGTTACATTACCTGAAAAATTAAAGTTATTATCAATAAATTCCTGCAGTGAAGGATACTTCATTTTAATTGTGATACTATCATCAACTTTAATTTCTGATGTGTGTCCTTCAGGAATCACAACTTCAATTTCATCAATATTTACTTTCACTTCTACTTGTGTTTGATTGTCATCTGGGCAAGTAACAATCAAATCTACAGACTCACCTACAGACTTTGCTCTAATGTTTAAGAAAAGATATTCAATATCAAAACTAGGAAGAGAATCTATCTTAACTCCTCTAGTCAGAACACACTCTTTGAGAGTATTTTTAACTGCATTAGTAATTTCTTTTGTATCATTGCTTTCCATAGCCAGGATAAGAATCTTTTCTTCCCCAACTAAAAAAGGTCTATACTTAATTGACTTTTTACTTGAAGGTAAAATCAACTCATAGGTTGGAGTTGCAACTTTTGGTAAAGGCATTTTGAAATATAAAATTCAGATATGATTATTTATTATTAAAATGGAGAGGGTGGTCCTTGTAATGTAGGAGTTACTGGTGTTTCTCCTTGTGCTGCAATTCTATTTTGAGATCTTAATCTTATCTCTCTAAGTTCAGATAATGTTTGATTAATGGTAGATCTACTATTGCTATTGGATGTTCCTGCTGGAGTCACTGAACTTGGTTGAACTGGGTCTGGATCTTTACCTGGATTAGAAACTTTTGAAGTTCCATCACTATCAGTAGAATAAGTATCATTCATTCTTTTAAAATTATATACATCATAATTAAATGTTATTGTGGTTCTCAAAACATTTGTTCCTTCATAAGAAATTGGAACTGCTATTATATTGACTGGATATGCATTTCTTAAAGTATATTCCACATAAGTTTTTGGAGGACCATACACCCCATTTTTAACAAGTCTATTACGATCATCTCTAAATCCCCTTTCAAATTTAGTAATTATTATATCAGTTTCATATGTGTTTGGATAATTAAACTTAACATATGAATTTGAAGTATCTCCTAAATTTGGAGAAATTTTTGCCATCCAATCCTCAAAATATCTAAGAACATCATACTTATTATCAATATAAAAACTTACATCTACTGGTGTATAAATTCTTCTGGTTGGATATTGTTCTATTCTTCCTTGCCTATCTCCATATACTTGTGCTAATTCAAGAGAAGTCCCAGGAAGAACTGCATCATAAGATAAAAAATTTATATCTGCACTGCCCACAGATCCATAGCTTGTTGGGATGTAAACATCAAAAACATTAGATAATGCTGGGTTAAATTTTTTAATTAATTCCTCAGTGCTAAACCATAAATTTTTATAGTTATTTACAGACATCTAAATAATTTGAAGTGCTTATATTATATGTATGAGTTATAAAGGAATATTTAAACCTTCATATCCAGAAAAATACATAGGTGATTATAGAAATATAATTTATAGATCATTATGGGAATTGAAGTTTATGAATTATTGTGATAGGAATGAGAATATAATTAAATGGTCCAGTGAAGAAATTTGGATTCCATATTTGTCTCCATTAGATAAAAGAGTTCATAGATACTTTCCAGATTTTTATATTAAATATAAAAATTCTGATGGAATAATTAAAGAAAGTCTAATAGAAATCAAACCAAAGAGACAAGTACAAGGACCAAAGTTAGGGAAAAGAGTTACAAAAAAACAGTTGGTGGAAATAAATGAGTTTGCAAAGAATCAAGCAAAGTGGAAAGCAGCAGAAGAATTCTGTGCTGATAGAAGATGGACTTTCCAAGTTCTAACGGAGGATAATCTTGGCATATAAAACTATCTTTGAATCAATCAAAGAAAAGGCTGGAGGGAAAACTCAATCAAGAGAATGGTATAGAGAACAGGTTCTAGGAAAAAGTCCTGAGGATATTATAACAGACGAAAGGTCTGATGAAATTGGAGATGTTTTAGAAAGAGACCTGAATAGAACTACATCATTTCCTTTGCTATTCAACTTAATGTTCTATAAGTATAAAGCAAAGACAAGAAGGGATCTTCCATTCTATGACAAGTATCCTTTATCATTTGTACTTGAGATGGATGCTAGATCATTCTTTGCAGTCAACTTACATTATTATTCTCCAGAAGAAAGGATGGGAATAGTTGCTAGTTTAGCAGAAGATAAGATTCCAAAGTTTCGTAAAGGAGCACATAAATACTTATTATCAGAGGTAAGAAGTCCTTACTTAATTTTAGCACAGCAAGAATGGCAAACAATGTGTCTATTACCAGTAGAAGAATTTGTAAGGGACTTAGGTGGGGTAGAAATACCAATTCCATCAAACAAAGTGTGGGGTAGATAAATGGCAGCAACAATACCTACAGGATATCAAAATAAAGGTAATGGAATTTGGATTAAAGATATTGAAATAAAAGGAAAAAAATTTACAGTTGAAGTAGATCCAACCACTGAACAAAAATGGATATATGAAAAAGACTTTTATGGAAATGGACAACCTTTACTTACAATAACAAAGACAAACCCAAATGGAACTACTAATGGAAATTTTTCATATTCAAATAGGAAAAACGATCTAACAGCAGCTGGAATTAGTGCAGACTTATTAACCACCTCATTGAAGCAAGAAACTACTTGGGCTAATGTACAGGGGACACAATCTACTCCACCAAGTAGAGATGATGGAAATCAAAGATCTGAACCAAATTCTGCAGATGCTGGAACTCAACCCCCACAAGATCCAGAGTTTAAAGGAATTGGACCTTTAGATGAAAAATCTTTTACAGAAGATGCATTTAGAAACTATAAATATCCAATCTCAATGAATGCTCTTCAGGATAGAATTTTGATACAACAACTTAAGTATGTGAGAAGTGATGTAATACAAAATGAGTCTAATTTTAGTAGTGCAAATGGAAATACTAAATTAAAAACTCTTGGAAGTGTTACTTTACCAGTTCCAAATGATATATCTGAATCAAATAATGTTGGATGGGGAGAAGATAGTTTATCCAATATAGCTGCTGCTGCAATGGGTCCATTGTCTAATATGGTTGCAGGTACTGCAGAAGGTGATCTTGGACAAATCCCAAAAGGAGTTGGAGAATTGGTAAAAGTTTTTACTAATGCAGCAGTAGGAACAAGAGCAAAACAATTCCTTACCACTAGAGCAGCTGCAAGTTTAGTAGGAAAAATTGGAATCAATGTAAATCCAGAAGCATACATCACTAGAGTTACTGGAGCAGCAATTAATCCTAACTTAGAACTCTTATTCAATGGTCCAAAATTAAGATCATTTGCATTCCAATTTAAGATGTCACCAAGAAATCAATCTGAAGCTGCTGAGATCAGAAGGATTTTAAAATTCTTTAAAAAGGGAATGGCACCAAAAAGATCTTTAATAGAAGAGTCTGCCTTTTTCTTAGGAACACCAAATGTTTTTAAATTAAAATTTATGTCTGGTGAAAATGAATTAAAGAGTATAGGTAAATTTAAAACCTGTGCTCTGGTTGGTTTTAATGCTAACTATACACCAGATGGATTCTATGCAGCATTTAATGACTCTAGTGCAAATGGATCACAACCAGTTTCAGTTACAATGCAATTATCATTTACTGAATTGACTCCAATATTCAATGATGAATATGACAATGATCCAGAGTCTGATGATGTTGGTCCAAATACTTTTACTTATGAATCTCCACTAAAGACAGAACCCACAGAGACTCCTCCTCCAACAGATAATGCAGAACCAACAAATCAATCAAGACAATCAGGAGTTCCATCTCCTGATGGAAGAACAAATAGACCAGGAGGAAGATAAATGACTTATTTCAGAGAAGTATCAGACTTATTCTATCAGTCCCAACAACAAAATAGAAACTCTTCTTTTGATTATGTGAAGGTCAAGAATCTTTTTCGTAGAGCAAAGATTCGTGATGACTTCTTTCAAAGTGTAACTGTATTTACTAAGTATAAAATTATTGGTGATGAAAGACCTGAACAGGTGGCAGAAAAAATCTATGGCAATTCAGAATATGATTGGGTAGTTCTTATATCAAACAATATCATTAATGTCAGAACTGAATGGCCAATGTCTGAATATGACTTCAACCAATATCTATTCAGAAAATATACTACAGAAGAATTATATGAAGAGCACCACTGGGAAACAATACCAGTCTTTGATAGTAGAGGAAAATTAATTATTCCTGGTGGAAAAATAGTAGATGAAGATTTTACAGTAGAATATTATGATGAGCAATTACAGAATCAATTAATCACCCTAAGTCCAGTAAAGAAGGTTACTAACTTTGAGTATGAGACTTTAAAAAATGATAATAAAAGAAATATTAATTTACTAAGACCTAGATTCTTACAAACTGCTATTGATGATATGAAGGAGATTATGTCTTATGGATTCTCATCTCAGTATGTAGATGAGAAAACAAAAAAGGGTGATAATTTAAGAATTATCACCCAAAGATAATCATTCTTCAGCAAGTCTTGCAAAGTAAGAAAGGGTATCATCTTCATCCTCATCAGAAGATGCAGAATGACTTTGTGAGCGAGTCCCACCATACTTTCCCTCAAGAACTTCTTCGCTGGAAGGAACAGGACCACGATCATTATC